TGACGATCCTGGGCGACAATTGGGCCTTCACCCGCTGCTACTTCCAGTGCCCCGGCAAGGTCGGCGCCGGTGGGATTTACATCGCCCCGCCGGGCATCCCACAGCATGTAGATAATATCCATATCTATCGCGGAACGGGCGCGTTTGAAGAGTGCTTCTTCGACAACTGGGACGGCATCGCGACGGGGCTCACGGGTTCGTGGACGTGCGCAATGGCATCCATTCAAACCCTGATCGGATCTGGCGTGACCGTTAATGTCACGTTCAACCGCTGCATCCAGCGCGGCGGGGCTACCGTCATCGGAAATGGACACGCCCCCGGCGGCAAGTTTTCTGGGGCGGGTATCACCTACTTCTGCGACGCGAAGGTTGGCACGATCATCAATCTGACGATCACCTACAGCGTCTTGGATGTCGGAACTACCGGAAAGTACAGCAGCGTTGCTGATGCGCGTACAAACCTGACCTCCACGAACAACCTGAACTACACCACCGGCAGCCCGGCCACACTCCCTGGAGGGCCGTAGTCGTGCGTGAGATGCAACGCGAAGGCACTGCGGTGAACGGTCATCGGCGTCGGATGTTTGGTGCTGTAGGCCAGACGTTTGGAGTATGTTGGCCGCCCGACCAGCGCCACGGTCGACCACGTGGAGCCGCTCATCCCCGAGGTGAACGACGCGCCGTGGAACTACGCGATGGCCTGCTGGGCCTGCAACAACCGGAAGGGCCGCATGAGCGCGGGGGCGTTCCGAGCGCTCCTGGCGTGCGAGGTGGTTGCGGCCGCGGCCGAGTGATCCAGCACCCGGATTGACAGCGACGCTCTTAGGCCCGATGCTCCGGCCATCGTATTTCAGCACTCGGTGGGAGCGCACATCATGCCGGACGTCTACGGGAAGCCCCTGCGGCCCTTCATCACCGGCTTCGCCATGCAGAATGGCTCGATGCTCCTCGACATGTTCGCCCGCATCTTCCAGGGCGGTATCTCGCGCGAGAACGCCATCACGGCCGCCGCCGGCGGCACGAAGGCCGCGGCCCGGGTCCTGACCAAGTCCATCAACGTGATCACCGTCTGCGCGACGAACGCGGACTCGGTGCTGCTCCCCAAGGCCATCGCCGGATCCGTGGTCTTCGTCGTGAACGCTGGCGCCGCGTCGGCGCAGGTGTTCGGCAAGGACACCGACACGATCAACGGCGTGGACACCGCTACTGGCGTGGCCCAGGCCACCGGCATCTCCGCTGCCTACGTCTGCGCAGTAAGCGGGGCGTGGTTCCGTATCCTCTCGGCCTAACCGGCCCCTGGCTCAGAAGGACTTGATCACATGACTATTGGCAGCGGCGGCGGCGTCGGCAACGGGTTCTTCACTGATGGCATGAGCGTCATCACGGGGGCATACCTCTCCGGCTATTCGTGCATCCCGGTCGACACCGGCCTCCTGGGCGGCGCCTCGCCGGTCTCGGCGGCCATCATCCCCGGCACCATCCCGGCTCCGGCCGCGCAACTGGGCCTCACCGCCCAGGCGGATGGCACCAAGGCAAATGCCACGGCCCTGAACTACGGGCTCAACACGATCACCACGGTGGCCGGCGCGGCGGACTCGGTCCTGCTGCCCTACGCCTACCCGGGCGCCTTCGTGGTGGTGGTCAACAAGGTCGCGACCGCCATTCAGGTGTTCGGCAAGGGCACGGACACCATCGACGGGGTCGCCACCGCCACCGGCATCGACCAGGCCGCCAGCGCGCGGGCCCTCTACTTCGGTGAGAGCGGCTCGGGCGACGGCACCGACGCTGGCAACTGGAACTCGCTGGGCGCTGCGGTCGCCTAGCACACACCTCCATCGGGGGACGGGGTAGGGCCGCAGCCGAAGGGTTGCGGCCCTTTTCGTTTGGAGCCATGGTTGCGCCTGCCCCTTGGGGCGTTTCCTCACGCGGCCCTTCTCTCCGGCCGCCACCTCATAGGCCCTCGCGGTCGCCCAAAGGATCAGCCAGAGCCCACACCCTGGCCCCTGCGACAAGCCGGATGCGAGGGCCTTCCCTTTTCCCGTTTCCGTGCGATAGTCCCGGGCACCGAAGGGAGCATCCGTCATGGCCAAGTACGAGAACTCCAAGGCCGACAAGCGCGCCGACAAGGCTGGCGCGAAGAAGGCCGGCGTCTCGCTTAAGAAGTGGGAGGGCTCGGCCGCCGACAAGAAGGCCGACGCCAAGGCCATGAAGAAGATGGCGAAGCGCTGATGGCCAAGGGTGCAAAGATCGTCTCGGCAGCCCGGAAGGCTCCGGCGCCGAAGTCCACGGCCATCAAGGCCAACCGCGCCACAGTCTGCGGCCCCTCGTCCGAGAAGTCGGTGGAGGTCCGAAAGATCGACAACGGCTACATCGTCCGCGAGTCCTCCTGGGGCAAGGGTGGCCAGTACAAGAGCACCGAGCGCGTCTCCGAGAAGCCGCCCACCATCCAGATCGAGCCGACGAAGGGAAAGTAGATGGCCAAGGACAGCAAGGGGCACGGCTCGAACGGCAAGAGCGGTGGTCAAGGAATGACCGACCAGCAGCGCGAGGCCGCTTACTACAAACTTCGCAGCGCGGGACGCGCAGCCAGCATGGCCGCTGCTATGAAGCCTCGCATCGCATCAGGGGCTTCTTCTAAATTGGGCGGCGCCAAGAAGCGCAAGTGATCACCGTATCGTCGGCCGGTGGGGCCACCCTCACGACCGAGTAGCGCATGGCCGCACTGGCCCACGAGACAGCCGGCGGTGTGACCGTCCGCGCCAAGTTCCCCCGCAAGCTGGACTTCCTGCTGGGCAAGAAAGCCCGGTTCAAGGTCGTCTACGGCGGCCGGGGCGGGGCGAAGTCCTGGGCCATCGCGCGGGCCCTCCTCATCCGTGGCGTGAACGAGCCGGGCCTGCGGGTGCTGTGCACGCGCCAGGTGCAGTCCTCCATGAAGGAGTCGGTGCACCAACTGCTCAAGGACCAGATCGAGCTTCTGGGGTTGGGCGCCAAGTACCGCGTCCTCGATGACCAAATCCGTGGGCCTGGTGGCACGCTCTTCACCTTCAAGGGGCTGTCGGATCCCGACGCGCTGAAGTCGACCGAGGGCGTCGACGTCTGCTGGATCGAGGAAGCCCACGGGGTGCTCGAAGCCTCCTGGGACAAGCTGGAACCGACCATCCGTAAGCCGGGGTCGGAAATCTGGGTCAGCTTCAACCCAGAACTCGAGACGGACTACCTCTACAAGCTGTTCGTGAAGGGGAACGCGCCGCCCGAGGCCATCGTCGTCAAGATCAACTGGTACGACAACCCGTGGTTCCCCGATGTGATGCGCGTCTCCATGGAGCGCATGCGGCAGGACGACTATGACAAGTACCTGCACATCTACGAGGGGCACTGCCTGGCCGCGCTGGAAGGCGCCGTCTACGCCCGGGAGCTTCGCGACGCCACAAAGCACGACCGCATCTGCCGCATCCCGTTCGTGCCCCACAAGCCGGTGCAGTGCTTCTGGGACCTCGGCCGCTCCGACCTGACCGCCATCTGGTTCGTCCAGTTGTTCGGGCTGGAGAACCGGGTGATCCGCTACTACGCGAACAACGGCTTCCACATCTCGCACTACCTCGAAGAGCTTAAGCGGCTGGAGCGCGAGGAGGGCTACATCTTCGGCACCATGTGGATGCCCCACGACGCCGACGAGAAGCGCCTGCAGTCGAAGCGCACCACCCGGCAGCAGACCGAGGACGCCGGGTTCAAGGTGAAGATCGTCCCGAAGCTGGGCGTGGCCGAGGGTATCCAGGCCGCCCGCTCCATCTTCCCGCAGTGCTATTTCCACGAGGTGGACGCCGGCGACGGGGTGAACGCGCTGCGCCAGTACCACTACGATGTGAAGGACGACGGCACCCGCTCGAAGAACCCCGTGCACGACTGGTCATCGAACGGCGCCGACGCCTTCAGGTACATGGGCGTGGCCCTCCGAGAGGACAAACCCAAGGGGGATAGGCCGAAGGCGCATCAGCGTAGTAGAGTTGCGCCGTCGCCGCGCTCGTGGATGGCGCGCTAGAGGGGGCAAGATGGCCAGCAACTCCACCAACCTGCCAGCGACCACGACTGGCCAGGACCCCCGCCACGCCGCCATCCTTGAGGAGGCGCAGAAGCGTTTTGCTCGCTGCGAGGCCTGGGAGGGCAAGGCGCGGTCGCTCTGGAAAGAGGACGTGAAGTTCGCGGAGGGCGACTCCGATA